AAGATGTTCCTAGCTTGAGTTCGCCTAAATGTGTGAGCTTTACAAGTTCCCAAAGCCCCTTATATGTACCTTGGTACAAGACTTTTACGTCTCTGAAATATAAATGGATCTACTTTCGTAGTCAACTATACTAAAGAGTGTACTAGAATTATACAGGCATATGTAAGTGGAAATCCTATATTCGTAACGAATATACCGATTTCTTTGGTTGGGGGATTGCCTAGAATTATACCAGGAACCTTACGCCTTTTATTAAGAGGCGGGGATCCGGATACCACTCGGGCACTCCTTTCGGTCTTTTCCGTCTACCGTGTAATAAACATACCCGGTAAAGTCAAACTTCAAAGTATAACAGATCCTTTTAAAGGACTGTCTACTAAGTTGAGTGACTACGAAGTACGAGTTGGAAGTGGAGAACTTTTCGGTTTTAGAAACCTTAAACTTCAACCCATTTCTCTCTTGCACTTAGGGACGGCTGGTCCGAACTCTTCTGTCTCTATGCTCGGGATCTGGAAAGATCTCTGAGCATGAAAGGACTCTCCTCTCCGTCAGGATCTATTGAACTATTGTTCTTTAGCACCTGGAGGATTAGAATTCCTTTCCTTAATCGCAAAAGAACTTAATTATCTTTCAACCGGTATTTATACTGGTTCAAAGGAATTATTTCTTGGGCGTTTAAGTGAGAAAGCAGAGGCTGCAGGGAAAGTTAGAATATTCGCGATAACGGACGTTATTACCCAATCGGTATTTCGTCCCTTATCCGACGGTATATTTAAAATCTTAGATTCTCTTCCTATGGATGGAACCTTTGATCAAAATAGACCCGTCGAACATATCCGACATTTGGTCAGTCATGACCTTATGTTGGAGAAAGATGCGACATTCTATTCCTATGACCTAAGTTCAGCAACCGATAGATTACCTATTGATATCCAAAGACAAGTTTTATCTCGTCTTATTGGAGATCAAATGTCTGATAGTTGGGTTAATATCCTAACTAAAAGAGACTGGTACTATAAAGGGAAACCTTTACGGTATTCAGTTGGTCAACCTATGGGGGCACTGAGTTCATGAGCCATGTTGGCTTTAACTCATCATACCTTAGTGCGTATAGCCGCTAATCGTGTAGGAATACACAATTTTGTGGATTATGCGTTACTTGGGGATGATATAGTTATCGCTAACACCGCCGTGTCCTTCAGTTATCATCATCTGATGACTGAAGTCTTAGGTGTGGAGATCAACC